CAACCTTGTATTGCGCACCACCACCTTCCCATTGGGATTGGGAGCCCGCTTGTTATTACGGCGGGCAATGGCTTTCTTAGCGCTGTTTGGTCTCATACTCTCTTATTGCGCAAACTGGGAACTGGGGAGGTGCAGTGGGGTCTGCGGTAATCTCCCTATCCGCAACGCCAGGTGAGCCGAAATCAACGCCAGCAACACGTCGTTCAAATGCCACCTGGTCGCACGGCATAATGCCAAATGCCTTCCAGAAAGACACCCGCGTGTCGATGCTGACATCAACGTATCTGCCCACCATCCCTCGAGCGAGCATACGAGCACCGCTCTCGAGCCCAGGGTGAAGCCCTATGTTCACTCCTCTCCCTGACCTCACCATGGTGGCGTACAGCTCTTGCAGCATTGGAACCCCACTAGACAGAGCCATGCCACACTTGCCTAAAGTAGTGAGGTAACCAAGCCGGATGCGTTCTTGCTCACACGGCAACACGCTGCACAGATCCTTTACCGCCACAACGTGCGGATTGCGGACCATTACCCAGGTGTTGTCGACGCAGACGGGCCTGGCCTGGCAAAACTCAATCTCTTCAAAGCAATAGACAGGTTGCTCCACCTTCATTGTGAACCCCATGGTTCCAAACCACTCTCCCAGGCCCTCGGAGAAGCGGCGCAAGTCCTTAGACTCCATGATGACTACGCAGTCGTCCCCGTTGTTTGCCAACCTGTATTTGACCCGCGCGCTCTTGCACCAAGCGTCGACGAGCCCACACATGATTAAGCAATTGCCGAGTGCTGTGTTCATGTCACCACTCATCCTGCACCCTTGCACCTGATACTTCACGTACCCGTCCTTGGTTCTGCTATGTCCAGAGTTGACCAGCTGCCACTGAAGCAGCCGGTGCAACTCCTTTCGATCGCAGCCCCTGAAGCACCTAGTATATACATCGTGCTCCCACCGCAAGGCTTGTTTGGACACGTGCTGGTCAAACCTGCTCGCATCCAGCCCTACGGCAACTGGGCGGGTAAACGTACCCCACATGCCACGTATGTGCTTGGCTACCTGTGCGGCGTTGTAGCCTTTCATGACAGTGGGGCCCCCACAGAGCTCTGCTATCGAGCTGTAAATGCGGTGTTCCAAGTCCTTCAAAAAGCGGCCAACCTCCACGTTGTATCTAGCAGAGCGGGGCTGTATAACCCTGGGAGCGGGGTCACATTTGCCACCGGGCATGTGCGTGCCAATCTTCTCTGCCTTCACAAACACGTCAATTCGGGCGTCACGAGCTGAAACAGGCAGGACCCCCAAGCTCCTCACAGCCTCCTGGTATGTGGTGTAACGGCGATCCCCCTGATACAACGAAAGGAATTCCTCACGTGATAGGGGTGCGGCCACCTGCACACTCCGGCTGATAAGCCGCCCAAATGGTCCTAACCAAGCCTCGAAAACTCCCGGCTTAGGTCTGGGGGTGGGCTTTAACTTGCCACCGCGTTCAACGCAGAACACGCGCTCTCTCAAGCCCCTGACCAGGTTGGTTACGCAATTATCGTGAACGGAAAACCCACCACCTAAGATGGCAGGCATATACCTGAACACGCTGCGTGATTTGGCCGGCCCACCATCCTCCCGAACCACCAACTTGTTCCCACGTCCCAAGGAGTCAGGGCGCTGTCGTATTTGGGTAACAAGACCGGGTGAACGGATCAGGCCGTCCTATTTGGCTGCAACTTGCAGCCCAGGTCCTTTGTGGCCGAACAGCCACTGGAACCAGGTCAGAGGGGGGCTCAACGCTTCACGCTGCCTCTTCCCAAGAACAGCGCTACGCTCCATCTCACAAGCCTCCACCTCGTACTGGCTCGGGGTCAACACGCCGAGTACTATCCTGTCTTTGACCCGGGCAATGTCAGCGTGGCGAACTGACCTGGCTCTCATTTCGCGGCAAAGCGCTACTTCGATCACCCGCCTGTCAGCCTCGCTTGGCTTACGCCAAACCCCAGGAAAAGTGGCCTTGCCCCACGCAATCCAGCCCCGGACGAACCGG